AAAAAAGAATTGTCGGATGGTTCCTATCTTGAAGGTAGGTGGGATCTAGGCAATAAAAAGACTGGTGATGGCCCCCGCTTTAAAGGTGCCGGCTATATCCAGCTCACTGGAAGAGAAAACTATCAACGCTTTTCTGATTACCTTGGTGATGCGAAAGTAATGGATGGTTGTAATTATGTAGCGGAAGTATATCCGTTTACATCTGCTGGCTTCTGGTGGAAAGATAACAACATGAATGAATTGTGCGACACACATCCAACAGTCAAACAAGTCACTCTTAAAGTTAACGGTGGTTATAACGGTCTTGATGACCGACAAAAATATTTCTCTCGTTGCTTAGATGTTATCTAAGTCCTGTATTTTATTTTATTATGCTATCTACACTTATTGCTTCTGCTGCTATCTGGACCGCTTCTTGGTATGGACCTGGCTATCACGGTAAAATTACCGCTAATGGTGAAGTCTTTAATCAATGGGGTTCAACTGCTGCACACAAAACCTTGCCCTTCGGGACTCGCGTAAAAGTATGCAACAGGGATCTATGCGAAACAGTAAGAATTAATGATCGCGGACCTTTTATTTACGGAAGGGACATCGACCTTTCCCAAGGAACTGCTGAGCGCATTGGTATTATCAACCAAGGCGTTGCTCCTGTAACTTACACAATTATCAATTAATTCAATAATCAATGACCGCTATTGCAACCACTTCTAGTCAACGGCGGTCATCACTGTGGGATTCCTATCTCAACTGGGTGACCTCTACCGACAATCGTATTTATGTAGGGCATTTTGGTGCTCTAATGATTCCGTGTATCCTCACGGCTACAACCGCATTTATCTTGGCATTCATTGCCGCTCCACCCGTAGACATTGATGGCATTCGTGAACCAGTCGCCGGCTCACTTCTGTACGGCAACAACATCATCTCCGGTGCAGTTGTCCCAAGCAGTAACGCCATCGGGCTGCACCTATACCCCATCTGGGAAGCTAGTTCGCTTAGCGAATGGCTATACAACGGCGGACCTTATCAGCTTACCGTCTTCCACTTTCTTATCGGTGTCTTTGCTTACATGGGACGCGAATGGGAACTTAGTTATCGACTTGGAATGAGGCCCTGGATCAGTGTTGCCTATTCTGCTCCAGTCGCGGCTGCAACAGCCGTATTCCTTGTGTATCCTTTTGGTCAAGGTTCCTTCTCTGATGGAATGCCGTTGGGTATCTCGGGAACTTTCAATTATATGCTTGTGTTCCAGGCAGAACACAATATCCTCATGCACCCATTCCACATGCTTGGCGTGGCGGGTGTATTCGGTGGCAGCCTTTTTAGTGCGATGCACGGCAGCCTTGTCACATCCAGTCTTGTTCGTGAAACGACTGAAAACGAAAGCCATAACTATGGTTATAAGTTTGGTCAAGAAGAAGAAACATACAACATTGTAGCCGCACATGGATACTTTGGTAGACTCATTTTCCAATACGCTTCATTCAACAATAGCCGTAGCCTTCATTTCTTTCTTGCTGCTTGGCCCGTTGTTGGTATTTGGTTTGCTGCTTTGGGCGTTTCGACCATGGCTTTCAATCTTAATGGTTTCAACTTTAACCAGAGTATTGTCGAAAGTGAAGGACGTGTTATCAACACTTGGGCGGATATTTTGAACCGCGCTGGTCTTGGTATGGAAGTAATGCACGAGCGAAACGCTCACAACTTCCCGCTAGATCTTGCAACACATACCGCCCCATTAGTTGGGTAATAATTAGTTCAAGGGGCACCTCAGAGTCGGACCCCTTGTCCATTGGCAACAAGCCCTTACGAGGACACCTTGCTGCCGTCATGACGGTGGGATAGACCACAAAAATATAACAACTAAATAACTCAAAGCGCTTTGAGATAATGTAAATCCTTATCTCTTTTTTAATTACAATGGCTAACATGAATACCTGGAGTTACGGTTCTAGCGCCGCTCCAGTTCTTACTAATACTTATCCTTCCGGCGTACAGCCTATTGCTGATAAGTACGCAACTTATCTGAAACTGTTTAGTGGTGAGCTTTTCAAGGCTTACCAAGATGCACAAGTTGCAAAAGGTACTGTAACTAGCCGTACCCTGCGTAACGGTAAGTCTATGCAGTTCATCTTTACTGGTGGGCTTGATAGTCATTACCATACCCCCGGTACTCCTATTCTTGGTCAAAAGACTGATAGTGGCGGCGTACAGCCTGGTGCAACAGGTTATGGTGACTTGACTGGTGATGGCGGCCCTGTGACTAATGGATTGCCCGTAGCAGAAAAGACTATCATTTGTGATGACCTGCTGATTGCTAGCACCTTCGTCTACAACCTTGATGAAGTGTTTGCTCATTACGATCTGCGTGGTGAAATTGCCCGCAAGCTCGCATACGCACTGGCTAATCGCTACGACCAAAACATCTTTAAGACCGTTGCACAAGCTTCTCGTGAAGCAGCTGCTGTTACTGGTCAGACTGGTGGTAACGTCCTTTACATGGGCTCTGGTAATGCTTCTAACGCCGAAGCACTTGTGCAATCTTTCTACCGTGCTGCACAAATCTTCGACGAAAACAACATTCCTTCCAATGGACGTGTTGCTGTACTCTCCCCCGAGCAGTACTACGCATTGATTACCCAGGTCTCCAATAATGTGATCTCTCCCATCAACCGTGACGAGCAAGGCACTGCTGTGCGCTCTGGTGAGTGGGGTTATCAAATTGCTGGTATCACCATCAAGAAGTCGAACAATGTAATGGCTGATCGTTTCGATCACGTACGTGTTGCTGGTGAAAACAATGACTACCGCATCACTGGTGCCGATGGTACTGGTAATGGTGCTGGTACCTGTGGTCTTATCTACCACAAGGATTCCGTGGGTGTTGTTGAAGCTGTTGGTCCTCAAGTGCAGACCACCAATGGTGACGTTTCCGTGATGTATCAGGGCGACCTGATCGTCGGTAAGGTTGCTATGGGTGCCGGTACTCTGAACCCTGCTGGTGCTATCTCCCTGCAAGCCGGTGCAGCTGCAAGTGCTGGATCTGGCCGACTGCATAGTTGGGATGCGACCAATAAGGTCTGGACTACCCCCTGATAACTAAATAGTTTTTGTCTTTTGGGAGTCTCCATTACGGGGGCTCCCTTTTTTTTATTCCAAATTGAGAGATATGTCTAATCCTACAAATGCTGTGTCCACTGAACTGGATGCTGTAAATCAAATACTTAGCAGTGTGGGACAGGCACCTGTCTCCACTTTGGATATGCAAAACCCAGAAGTATATATTGTACTTTCTACACTTCGGGAAGTAAACAAACAAGTACAATCCGAAAGTTGGACTTTTAATACCGAGCGTCACGTAGAACTATCTAGGGATGGTAATAACAAAATTAAAGTTCCGGCTTCTGCTCTTTCGGTAGACGCCAACGTACAAAAATACAACGATAAATATAATATTGTACGCAAGCAGGGATACCTGTACGACATGTATCAACACACTGATGTCTTTGATGAAAATCTTGTTGTAGATATTGTTTGGTTAGTTACTTTTGCTGACCTTCCCCCTATTGTACAATCCTATGTTGTTGCACGTGCTGCACGTATTGTCTCGGTAAAACTTGTCGGTGACTCTGAAATTTTTCAACTGTTGCAAGAACAAGAACTGCAAACCAGAGTTGCACTTATGGAGTACGAAACCCAGCAGGGTGACTACTCTATGTTCGGCTTCCGAGAAGAAGATAATTACTACACCAGCTACCAACCGTTTACCACGCTTACTCGATGACAGCAATCTCCCAGAAAATACCAAATTTATTTGGTGGTATTAGTCAACAACCAGATGAGAAGAAAGTTCCGGGTCAAGTAAGAGATCTAGTAAATGGCTATCCAGAGTTCTCTCTTGGATTGATCAAGCGTCCCGGTGCCAAATATGAAAATGAACTTTACGATGCAGGGGTAGAAGGGTACATACAAGACACCGTAAGTTTGAGGAAACCTACGGGTAAATGGTTTCATATTAATCGTGATGAAAACGAAAAGTATATCGGTCAATTTTATATCGATACTACAACAACCAATGTCACAGTTCCTCGCTTAAAAATTTGGCGGCTCAGAGATGGGCTTGTTATGTTTGTCGATTTGAGTGATCTTGTTGATGGTAATTCAACTCTTGAAGGTTTACGTACTGATGCGTTAATTGCATGGACTGGTACTACCACCCCATCGTATGTTAGATCTGCAGAAGAATCACTGTCGGATTTTACAGCTGAAATTGATGACTACATTGCTGATTGCCATTACTATTGCTATAACACTTTTAATTTACCGGAAGATCGTTCTTATTTTAAAATTTCAAACACCTACGATTACGGAGATATTTATTCATCCGTTTATGATGGTGTTGCGGAAATTTCTGGTGAATACATTTATTATAGAAATGGTCAGTCTTTAACGTCAACTACTGGGTATTCAATTGGTAACGAGCGTACCGATGATGTTCCGCAATTAGCAGTGCAGGGTTACAAGCTTTATGAAATTATAGAACCTACAGATGACAACAGTTGGTCTGCAAGTATTCCTACTTTTCAGCAGCCTCCGCTAACCTGGAGGGACATATTCACTTCCCTTACACATCCTGAATACGACAATTATATAGATGAGGCCGATGAGTTTAACGAGGCTCTGCTAAATACTGTTTATCAACCGAGCACTTACCTCGAACCTAACCCCGTTAACACTTGGGATAATAGTTACTTTAGTGGGTTGCAGGATGTAAACAACATTGAGTTCCTTACGGATAACGATGTTACCTACGTTCTCAATAAAGAGAAAGTGGTAACGATGGACACTACTCCTTCTGATTCCGGTGATCCTAATTCGCACCTTATTGTGTTAGATGTATTTGTTCCAAGTGCTAACTACACAATTAATATTACCGGTGTCGATTCAAACGGAAGCTTTTCAATTCCCAGTACAGCAGGTCAAGTTTCTGGTGCAACTCTGGATCAGTTGTACGAAAATATTTCAGGGAAACGAGATGCTAATAATAACCTTGTAGGTCATCTGGACCATACTCAATTAGTGGTTGAACGTTACGAAAATGTATACAAGATTACCCCAGCAACTGGAGTTACGATCGACAAGATTGAAGTTGTCGGCCCTCAAGATGACGCAATCCGCCACCTTAAACATGAGGTACGTGCGGTAACTTCTCTTCCACTCTATGGACCACATGGCTACAAGGTAAAAGTATCTAACATTGATTCAATTGATATTGATGATATGTGGGTCAGGTTTGAAATTACAGATTGGGATGATACAACTCAATATCCAACTGAACCCATCGGAACAATGGGAGAAGGTTCGTGGGTTGAGTGTGTTGCACCCGGCATTAAATACAAACTAGACAAAAAGACACTACCGCATAAACTTGTACGTGATCCAGTATCTGGTCATTTTAGACTTATACCAATTGAGTGGGAAGATCGTCGTGTAGGTGACGAAACGACAAACCCAGACCCGTCGTTTGTTGGCAAAACAATTAACGGGATGTTCTTCTACCGGAACCGCTTTGGTGTCCTTAGTGGATCCAACGTCTGTATGACCCGTGCAAACCACCTAGAGGACTTCTGGAATAAGTCGGCTATGGCAGTGGGTAATGATGATCCAATCGACGTTACAGCCGTTTCTACGCAGCCTACAGACCTTTCTTATGTATCACCTACTGCTGCAGGTTTGTTGTTGTTTGGCACAAACGAACAGTTTATACTTAATGTTGGTAACGACATCCTTGCACCAGAAACTGCATCTATTAATACTATTAGTAAATACGAAGTAGATACTAGGATGGAAGCGTTGACAATGGGTACGTCAAGTATCTTTGTCTCTAAAACTGGTGGCTATCTTTCGTTGTACGAATATCTAAATCTTAGCACCCAGCAGGCTCCCAACGTACTTGAGCTTACAAATATTGCACCAGAACTTATACCGTCAACCGTTGATAATATTACTGTATCCAATTCCAAATCGGTCATCAGTATTGGTCAAACATTTACAGACACGCTATATCAATATCGGCACCTAAGAGTAGCTGATAAAGAACTAGCAAATTCTTGGTATAAGTGGAAACTACCCGGCAAATTGGTCTATCAATTCTTTGATAATTCAAAACTGTATTGTGTAGTCTTTCATCAAAATATAACTGAAGACAAAAACAGATTTTACCTCATTAGTTTTGAGTTAAATCAACAAAATCAAAACGGATTGTTATCTGGACCAAATGGGTTAAAGTTTGATCCATGTCTAGATATGTGGACCGTAAGTCCAAAGGCATATTATGACGGTAATGTTTTTACAAAATTCTATTTACCATATACTAGTTCTCATGAAGACCCACATCTTAAACTATATGCAGTTGTGTTAGATACAGCTGATGGTAAGTCTTTAACAAACACAACTACATATGTATCCGCAGGAGGGATTAACACTGTTCCGGGAGCTACTCAACACCCAGCAACTGAATCAGAGGATGTCTCTGTACAGCGGATATTTAATGTTTATGAGATTAATGGTGGTTATATGATTTGCCAATTTAACGAAAACCTCCTTGGCAGGGACGTTATCTTTGGCTACAGATATGACATGGAAGTAGAGCTTCCAACGTTTTACTTGCAGAGTGGCGACGGTCAAAATGTTTCTACTGATATTGAAAGTAATCTAATCATTCAACGTCTTAATGTACTTACTGGCCCCAGTGGTCCAATTAGATTCAATATAAATATTGATGGTATTGATGCCTACAATTACATTACCACCAATACCGATGCCGGTGTTTACAATCTTGATGCACTTAATATTTCTAAATCTGATCAAAGCAGTGTGCCAATTTACCAACGAAATAAGAATGTAACCATTAAAGCCGTTGCTGATTCTCCACTGCCGGCAAATATCTTGTCTCTTTCTTGGGAGGGAAGAGCCACCAATAAATATTACAAACGAGGATAGTAATGAGTTTTGTTCAAAGCCTTGAATCGCTATTTGGTATTGATTACGATCAACAAATGGCATCCGCAAGGAAACAATATAATGAACGTGAACGAGTTGCTCGTATCCAGCACAGCCTTGGCGTTGAAGCAACTAACAAACGAAATGCTTACAACTTAAAAATATA